AGCTGTATTCGTTCTTGCTCATATTGCTTTTGTAATTCTTTTAGCTGGGCCAGGTATAGCATTGCAGTATCTGATAGTTGCGGACTCTCGGGAGGACTCTCATCCTCCCAAGTGTGCATATTTTCCAGGTCTTCCTCTTCAGTCATTTCCGTCATCGACTTCAGTCTCCAATTCAATTCTTAGCATATCTGTAAAAGCTTTTGCAGCTACCTCTATTTGATCCAATCGAGCACGAGTCTGTACTCCTTGGGTATTAAGGTCTTGAATTTGGTTGATAAAATACTTCGCTTTATCACTAATAGAGTCAATAGTGTACTCTTTATCATTAAAGGTAATTGTTTTTACTTCTTCTGTCATTATTTTATTCCTTATTTAAATATATCTTGCCAATTGCCAGTTGTACTTGCTTTAGAGTACTCAGTGGCGCGGTTTTCAAAGAAGTTGGTATGCTCAACTCCGTTTAACATATAGTCCAACCAGTCCAGAGGATTCTTTTCACTACCAAAAATCTTCTTTAGGCCGAGACCAAGTAATCTACGATCCGCAATATAGCGAATGTATAATTTTACATCTTCTGGTGTTAAATCAGGTACATCTGCACCCTCAAAACACAAATCAATAAACGCATCTTCTAACTCTACTGAACGCTCTGCAGCACAATAGATTTCATACTTTAGATCATCGTTCCACAGCTCTGGGTTTTCTTGAATGAAAGTACGGAAAAGTTGTGACATACCTTCTACGTGCAAGCTCTCATCTCTCACAGACCAAGTTACAATCTGCCCCATGCCTTTCATCAAGTTATGTCGAGGAAAGTTCAATAGAATCGCAAAACTACTAAACAGCTGTACTCCCTCTGTAAAACCGCTATAGATAGCCATAGTTTTAGCTATATCCATCTTAGTGCCCATACCGAAGTTACTCAAGTGCTCATGCTTATCCAACATAGCTTTGTGCTTCATAAACTCTTGATACTCGCCCTCACCATAGCCAAGAGTTTCTAATAGCAAAGAGTACGCTTCTTGGTGTACTGCTTCCATTGCTGCGAAAGCAACCAGCATCATTCGTACTTCTGGCTGCTTGAAAGTAGGCAAATAGTGCTTTGCGTAACCACAGCATACATCAACGTCAGCCTGTGTAAAGAAGCGAAAGATGTTAGAGAGCAACAACTTGTTGCCCTCACTCAAGTTCTCACGAAAATCTTTTAAATCATCCGCAAGGTTCACTTCATCTGGAAGCCAGTGCATATGCTGCTGGCTCTTATAGTGTTCAAATGCCCACGGGTAGTTAAACGGCTTGTAATATTCTCTTTCTTCTAATAAGTTACTCATTTTATCCCTCACACGCTAAACAAGCGCCTTCGTCTATACTATCAAACATATACTGTCTTAGTGCTTCGTCAGATACTGTCTCAGCTCGCTTCATTGCTTCACTACGTAGATAATACATAGTTTTTACACCCTGCTTCCATGCCATCATATGAATAGCGTGTAGTTCCTGCTTGGAAACGTTTGCGGGGAAAAACACATTTAACGATTGACTCTGGCAAATATGCTTCTGTCGATCTCCAGCAAGCTCAATAACCCATCTCTGGTCTATTTCCACCGCTGTCTTAAACACATCTTTAGTGTATTCATCCAGAAAATCAAGGTGTTGTACACTACCGCCATTCGTAATAATACTCTTCCAAACTTCATCCGTATTTTGATCAATCTCATCGAGAGCGTGTTCCAGATACTCATTTTTAAGAAGGCTTGAACCACTCTTTGTCTTCTGAGTGAACGCATTAGCTCGATAAGGCTCAATACTAGGACTCGTATTCCCACAAATAATGCTAGAAGAAGCATTAGGGGCAACAGCAAGAAGATGAGCGTTGCGAACACCCGAACCGACTCCATCAGGGCACTCCCCTCTTTCTGTTGCAAGTTGTCTTGTTGCACGTACTGCCTCCGCCTTAATTCGTGTAAACATTCTGTTGTTTGCGCCTTTTGCAAGGACGCTCTCAAACGGAATGTTATGCCGCTGAAGATAGGCGTGGAATCCCATAGCACCCAGGCCAATACTTCTTTCTCTTTCTGCACTTAACTTAGCTCGGTAAAGCTCGTCGGGTGCGTTTGCTATAAAGAATGTGAGAACATTATCTAACATTCTTACAAGATCAGGAATAAACATATCATCGTCTTTCCACTCATCATACTCTTCCAGGTTTACACTTGACAAACAACATACTGCTGTTCTATCTGTAGTGGTTGCAAGAGTAATTTCAGAGCAAAGATTCGAATGGTGTACTTGTAATCCCAAATCTTTCTGAAATTGTGGTAAAGCTGCCTGAACTGTATCTTTAAACATAATATACGGCTCACCAGTTTCAACACGATTCTGTACCAACTTCACCCAAAGAGTTTTAGCTGAAACAGTTTTTACTACTTTCTTACTGTGTGGGTCTACTAATTCCCATGAATCGTCAAAGCCTTCTATACGAGTGGCTTGTTCAATTAGCTCCATGAACTCATCTGGGATAACAACAGCATGATGCAAATTAGTAGATTTTCTGTTAACATCGCCCCCAGTTGGTTTACGAATATCAAGGAACTCTTCAATCTCTGGATGAGATATATCCAAATATGCTGCATAACTACCTCGTCTTGTTACACCTTGTGAAAAAGCAAGCATTTCCGCATCCACTACTTTTAGGAATGGGATTACTCCAGTACTCTCTGACCCCGCTGAGGTTTTACTGCCTACAGAACGAATATCATTCCAGCAGCCACCAATACCGCCCCCAACAGAAGAAAGAAAAGCATTTTCTGTATAATGTCCAGTAATTCCTGCACGACTATCCTCCGCATAGTTTAAAAAACAACTAATAGGCATACCACGAGAGGTACCTCCATTAGTTAAAATAGGCGTAGAGAACATAAACCATAACTTACTTGCATAGTCATACAATCTCTGCGCGTGTGCCTCGTCGTCTGCAAAAGTTCTTGCAGCCCGCGCAAAGGCGTCTTGAGGAGATTTTTCTCCGTTTACCAAATATCTATCTTCGAGAGTTTTTATACTGAACTCTGATAGATATCTATCCCTTTTATAATTAAGCTGCATTTAACATTATCTCCTGAAGTTCAACCAAATTGGCTGAGCCGATTGCGTCATCGCAATATGTTACTAAATCCATTAACTCATAGTTCATGAGAATTCTGTGAGCATTCGCATTAAGTTCTTGAATATATTTATACTTACCATCTATAGGTAAGGTATTGTAGATTGTTAGCGCATCTCCGTACTGCTCTATGAGCTGTTGTGCACGCTTCGGGCCTACTCCGTTTATTCCAGGAACATTATCACCTTTATCGCCTGTTAGACACTTAAAGGATATATAATCTTCTGGAGATACATCATAGTGATCATACCAGTTATCTATAGTTACTTCTTTACGAGTAACATATGAGAATCTACTAACATCTTCTTGTATTAGTAAGTCCCAATCTCGGTCACTTGATACTAACCACATTTTGTCGAAACCATACTCTTTCTTTCGTTTTACAAGATGGGCAGCAAGATCATCTGCCTCTACATTTTGAAAACGTAATACTATGTATCTTTCAGATAATAACTCAAGAGTTGCTTCATACTCATCAAAAAAGTCTATAAAAGCCTGCTTTTCTGCTTCTGTCTGCTCTGCGTATTTATCTTTTCGATTCTGCTTATACTCTGGAAGTATCGCTTTTCTGTAGCGAGATGATCCAAGATCTGCAGTAATTACTATTCTACCACACTTATAAGATGCGGCTAAAGACTGGACAGTTTGAAGATAATCATTACGAAAATCGGTTCTTCCTGCGTGCTTCCATCGAAAAGCTAAGTTAAGGGCATCTACTACTAAGGTATTGCCTGCGTTACTCTTTGTTTGTTCTGCGAAACTAAAAGCCACCTATCCACTCCACTTTCTCTACTTTCAACCAGTCTTCGGCTACTAATATGTAACAGTCTAAGAACTTAATATACAGATAATCATCTGTGTTTTTAGGCTCTTCTTCTATTACTACAAATACCTTAGATCGATCATATTTAAAAAATAGCATAGGCTTTTGATCGCCACCTGCCGCTTGTATTACAACTTTCTTCCACCAGCGTATAAGATTGTTCGTCTTAGGCTGTGTAAAGATTTTATCTGTTAAAGGTGAATCTTTATAGTTCTTGACCTCGATACAAAAGTGGTTTCTCTGATTGGGGACATATAAGTCCCCTTTCAGGTATTCAAGAGCACCAGATGCCGGTACTCTCTCAAACTTCAAACCTGTACTGTCTCGAAGCATATCACGAACTAAGTATTCACCTCTCGCTCCCTTCGCTCTGGAGTCTACCATGTTCTTCCTCGCTTTTACCGCAGTAGTTACAACTGCTTCCTTTCTCTACTGAGATTACAATATTATCACATTTATGTGACCACATTACCATATCTTTTGTACCTCTACAATGTGTCCACCACAATCTACGCCTACCAGCTCCCATCACTCTAATCCACTCACGTTTCCGTTCTTGACTACCTCTATCTTCTCCAGTAGGGGATGCGTCCAGCCGTGTGAAACAATATAAGTATTTAAGTCTTCCTTCAACAATACTTCTACCATCTTCTCTCGGCCTACATCATCTAATACATTGATAACTTCGTCTAAAAATAAAATATTGATTCGAGACTTTGAAATACTACTCATTAGCTTACGAATTGCAATGAGAGTGGCAGTATTTACTCTGGCAAGTTCCCCAGAGGAGAGTGCTAAAATATCTACTATATTTCCATTGTCTGTTATCTGTACGTTTAACTTGTCATTTGAAACTACGAACTCTAAGGTAAATCTACCATCTGATAGTTCTCCAAGATATTCGTTTGTCAACTCTTCCAGCTCTTTTACAAGATTTTCTATCTTGTAGGCCAGTAAACCATTAGTGCTGAAGGCTTTCTTTAATACATCTAAATTTGAGTCAATCTTCTGCTGTTCTTCGAGTTCGCTTTGGCACTGATTAAGTTGACTGATAAACTCATCCGTTTGTTCCTGAATTACTTGGATTCTGGTGTTTCTACGGGTTCGTTTCTCATTTTCTCTTGCGTTTTCAGCCAATATTTCTCTTGATTCCTGTAGTCGATTATGAACGCATAGTATGCGACTATCAAGCTCTCCTTTGTCCACAGGAGCACTCTGCAGGTCTTTGTCAATAGATCGGTACAAGCCTTCCCAATCGGCTTTAGCTTTCTGTACACGATTGAACTCTGCGTTATCTCTTTTAATTCGAGATATCTTTCCTTCAATTTCATCAATTTTCTCCTGTGCCTCTAATAACTTGGCCTGTTCCACAGCAATCATAGACTGCTCGACGGAAATATCAATAGATTGCTCACAAGTTGGGCACTTATCCTTCAGCTTTTTTAGCCTTGCCAAAGTTCGTTGAGCACCCGTGGCGGCTGCGTTAATACTACCTAACTCTGATTGCAGTATATCATAGGATTCAATAGATTGAATACTACAGCTATTTAATTGATTAATATCAATAGCTTTTATAAGTACTTTATATTGATTATTGGCACTAATTTTTTTATTTTTTTCAGAGATATTTTCAAGTTCTATTGATAAAGAACGCAAAGTCTTCTCGTCTTCAGATGTATCAATTTGTAAATTTAACAAGGGCAGTATGTTGGTATCACTCAATTTATTATCTTCGAGCCATTTTTCTACGGTCGCTAACTTAGAAGAGATACTGTTCATTTTGAAAGAAGAGCTTTTCGAAGCCTCTTTAAACAAGTCAAACAACTCTACATAATGCTCCAAGTGTAGCAGATCAATTAGAAACTTCTTGCGGTTGGCATCGGTTGCAGTAAGAAACTGTAAGCTCGCATTTGTATTCTGATATACTAACTGCGAGAAGGTCTTAAAGTCAATACCAATAATCTCTTGTAGAGTTTTATAGGTGTTTGTAGCTGTGTGACTGGAAATATCTTCTCCATTCTTCTCCAGCTTTACTTTTATATTACTCTTTCTGTTGATGGTCACTTCATAACTGTTATCATCTTTCTTAAAAGAAAGTGATATATTATAGCCATCATTAATATACCTATTCGGTATGTCCGCCTTTTTAATACCTTTTGAATTCTTATTATAAAGGGCTTCTTCGATAATTAACGGTATGGAGGACTTCCCCATACCGTTAGTACCAATTATTTGTGTGACAGTGTTATCGTCAAGCTGCAGCTCATTACCAGAACCGTAGCTAAAGCAATTATCCCATTTCAGCTTTTGAAGCGTAATCATTGTAGGTTCCTAATATATCTGGTATTTTATCATCTGAGATTTCAAGTATATAACTTAGATACTCTACTAACTCTTCTTCTATAGTCATATCTTTATCGATTATGAGTGCTGCTTCAGATTTTCGCTTTACAACTTTCTTATCGAGAAGGTCAGAGTTCTTCACTCCTGCCAAATCTTGTATATCTCCCTCTAACTCATAGATGGTATGGTCATAGTCTGTAGCAACCATCTCTGAAGGATCTGTAACAGTCTTGCGAATTAACTGCGGAAGTCTAAACTCTTCCCACATCCAAGTCCAATCCTGCTCATTAATAAAGAGATAACCTGTTTTAACATGATTCCTATGGAACGATGTCGTCATAGGACTACCAGGATATACTATATTACGTTGAGTATTACTATGAGCGTGTAGATCGCCCGCAAACACTACTGGAAAGTCTTCTAATAGATCGAGATCAATCTCTGGCTTCACATGAGGTGGAATCTCTCCACGAACATGGGTAAACAAAGGTTGGCTCTTATTAAAATGATCTATACTACCCTTTCTGTGTAAGTCTGCATATGGAAGAATGCCAAACCCTAAATCGTTATCAATGTAGGAAATGTCTATAACATGAATTAACGGATTAATGTCCCGTGAGACTTCCTTCAACTGTGAAAAGAATGTCTTATTCTTTTTAGTTGCTTCATGGTTTCCGTCATAAATAATTGTTGGAATCCTTACCGATCGAATAAACGAGAAGTAAAGTTCCAACTCTTCCATATTTGGCAGCCTATCAAATAAATCTCCACCTATGATGTGCATACTGCACTCTTTCTCAAGTTCATAGACTTGTTGAAAGAATAAGTTATAGCGATTTACTGCCCACGCTACTGGGACATTCTTCTGTCCCAGTTTAATGTGCCAGTCTGCCGTATATAATATCATACGATTTTAAACTGCTCTTCGAGCATTTCATCGTCGTTATCATTGCTACCAGTACGCAGGCGATCAAGAAGCTCTTTCTGCGCATCAGGAGTTGGACGAGTCATAACATCATCCATAGATTTAAGGTTAGCAATAGAAGCCATCTCATCTTCATCGAGAGGGCGATTTTTGCACTTTAGTACTTGCAACTGATACTCTACATTATATGGAAGTGGGCCAGTCTTTACTCGCTTAAAGCAAATATCCCAACCATTTACTGGATCAGTAGGATCGCCGAGGCCGTCCTGTGCTGTTCCAACGATTTGTTCCCAAAGTTTTTTCTTTAGGTTTACTACTTTTACTTTTCCATCAGCAGGGTCGATAGCTTGACAAGCATAGCTCCAGCCACACTTCAAGTCTGGGTAGTATTCACGAACCCAATCT